TGCTGGCTTCTTCGCCGGAGCTTTCTTTTTTGCTGGGGCTTTCTCAGCGACCGCTTCGGGTTTTTGTACCCGGCTCGGTGCCTGTTTTTCCCACAAATCGTCGTGTGTGCTCATTGGTTCCTTAGTCCGAGTAGGACGCCCGCCCGCCTTGTTGAACGGACGCCCTACCGGGTGTCATTCCCTCTAGCTACTAGAAGGTCGGTTCGATGAGGCCGCTTCCGACCACGGCGCTTATCGCCGCTGGGTAGCGGCCCGGAACGAATCCGACGTACTGGTACATAACAAGAGTAAGCGTCAAGTTAAGCCCTGCGGTTTCGTCCATTCTCATCATCATTTCGCCATCCTCGAATAGGAGCATGTCGTTTCGAGAAACAACGTAGACGGCATCTTCGGTGCCGGCTCCTAGATCGGTGCGGATGTTGGCGTCGGTAACAATGGGAATACCGGCGATTTGGCTGCCGGTGTTTCCGTAGCCTGCCGCTGGGCCTGTACCCATCGCATTTTGTGGCACGTTGGTTTGTGGCAGTACAAGCGGTCGGCTGTTGCCGTCCACTCCAGCCTGTATCCATGCCAAACGGCGGGGGTGCATAACGATGAGGTCGGGCGCCCGATATATGCCGCTGTTGATTTGCTGGATAGCGTCGAGGAGCTTTGGGTAAAACTCTGCGACGGTGGGGCTGGCGTCAGTCCACGTAACGCTGTTAATGCCGGTTACTTGTGAAATGCCGAGCAGTTGCCCCGATGACCCCGAACCGTTGATTAGCTGGTTGTCGAGGGTTGTTGACATGGCCGAGGCCATATCTCCAGTGACCAATGCATCTATACCGGTGCCACGTTCCATAGCTTGGCGGCTGAGTTGCTGGCCGCTCGCTACGGTGCTGATGTTGCTTGTGAGTAGCGTGTCGTCGATATCGGTTTCTGATACGGCGTCGTTTTCGGCTGCTTGTATCGCTGCGCTTGATCCGGTGGTAACCCTAGAAATGTTGAGAGTCATACCAGAATCAGGAAGCGGAAGGTTACGGCATTGGTCCGCAAAAGGACGGCCTGCGCGAGCCAACGGGGCTGCGAGGTCTGTCAAGTATTGCGGAACAACTAGACCGGCATAATTGCTGGTCGTGCCGTCACGGGTAAGGACCATTTCTTGCTGGTGGCGTTGGATACGTTCCGACGCTGCAACATCCTTCGAGACAACACTGTCGATGAAGTCTTTAACGAAAGACACCTCGTTTTGGTTGTCTTGCCGGTAGGTGAGCGGTTCTTCTTTAACGACCGCCTGCCCGGTGGCTGGTTCTGAGGTTGGGTTTTCTGCGTTCATAGCCCTAACTTCCGCTCTCATGGCGTCAGCTTTCAGCGTGGCCTCTTGCATTTGTCGTAAATCCTCGATTCGACGGTCAAGAGTGCTGGCGCGCTCTTGAAAGTCTGCAAGGTTTTTGTCCTCGTCTTCGGTGAGGTCGCGAACTTCGTCCGCTGCCCTGTTCACCAGCGCGGTTTGCATCGTCGATATTTCGGCGCGCTCCGCAATCAACTGGTCTAGAAGTTTCATAAACGGTTATCTCCTGTGTCACGTTCGTTTCAGCGAAGGTGGCGACAGGTGCTATTGCGGCGTGTCGTCGGCGTTCAGTAAAAACCTTAGCGCGTTTCAGCGTCCAACAAGTGACGCCACCGGGCGAGGCGTGGCGCTTGTGTCTTGTCGTCAGGATCAAACGCCCGAGCCGCTATCAGTTGAGCCTCACCATACGCCGGGGCGGTCGGTGCCGTGAGCAACGCCACGTGATCAAGTTTCGCTTCTACCCGAGTGATGTGGCGCCGTCCTTCCACTTTGGCTTCTTCGTTGCGGACCGGCACAAAACCCACTGAAAACCCGGAAACGTAACCGTTTTTTGCGAGCTCCAACGCTTCCCGGGCTCGTTCCGTTGGTGCCACCTCAAAATCAGCGACCAATCCAACAGCGTCTTTTTCCCACGTCGAGGATTTGCCTATCGGCATGTTTTCCCGGTCGTGTCCATGCATCAACGGGATCGTGGTGCCGCGTTCTTTAATGGATTTATCGAAAACGCTTTTCCCGAAACGCTCAACGTATGTTCCGGCGTCGTAGGTTGCGTTCCACGGGGCCACCAACGCCACTATGTGGTGTTGCCCGTCGGTTTCCCGAATCTCCAGATCGCTTATTTCAAGTATTGTCCGGTGCTCAATTTCCATAATTACCCCAAAAGGTCATCGTGAGCCACTGAAGCGGTCACGTTTTCCAGATCTCGTATTTCGTCAACTGTTAGCCAGCCACCTTCCAGCGCTGTTTTGTGTGCGTCGAATCGTTCGCTCCGTGAACCTCTGATGAGGGCGTCGATGTTGAGGCGTGCCACTTGCCCCCGTGGTAGCTGTTGCGTAAAGGCTTGTTCGACACGCGAGTACCAGCCACGCAAACAGAAGCGAACAAAGTTGATCGAGTCCTGTTGGACATTCTGGTAGGTCATCGAGCCACCTTCGCTGGGTACGTTCACCATATGCGACGGGACCTTAAACATCGTTGTGACTTCCCGAGCCGAGTTGACACGGGCCTGCACAAACTCCAGATCTTTTGGTGAAAGCTGCAACGCCTGATATTTGATCCCGGCCGACAAAACGGCTGGTGAGCGTTGCCGTCCACCGTGAGCCGCCACGAAAGCCGATTTAAGGTCGCTCGCTTCCTCCCGGGTCAGTTCGCTGTCAGCCTGTAGAACACCGGTCGGTACTGCGCCGGTCGTGTAAAAGTCTGCGGCCATTTCGTCGCCGGCAATAGCGATGCCTAAAGACCGTCGGGTAGCGGTGACAACGCCCAAACCTTCCGTGGCACCCGGCAGCGTCATCCCTCGAATATGCATGATGTCGTCGAACGGAACCGCGACGCCGTTGACCCGGTACTCGATAGCGCCGGTTTGTGTTGTTCTCACTGAAACCACGTCAGGGTTCAACGGTATCGCTGTTTGTGGATATCCGAGACTGTCCCGGTCGCCGAGTAGGCAGTAGGCGTTTCCAGCTAACAGCAAACTGGTCACAATGCTTGACAGTGTGTCGATGCGTGTCGCTGTTGGGTCGGGTTGTTCCAGTAGCCGTGGTGTTGGTTCGACCAGTTCGCCGCGCCGATACGAGTGGAACGGCAGCGACCCTATCGAATCGGAAATGAGTTGCACACAGGCGTACACGGTGGGGATTGTGAGCGATGAACTGTTGCTGACGGTCAGCGGCCCGGTGAGCGGTTGCGGCGTCATGCCACGAGAAGGAATAACGAAATTTATGTCCCGGTTCTCGGTTTTGCGGCCCCTCAATAGTCGCGTTATCACATTTGCTGCCTTTCAACGACCACGCCAAGAAACATAAGAGCCGCGCACAAGACAAGCCCCAGGCCGGCCATTTCGCCTAAAACAAACGCGAAGTACGAGGCCAGACCGAAAGCGAGCAACTGCAAAAACGTTCCGAGCATTTAATAGATTTTTGGTTTCGGTGGCAATACCACTGGTTCCAAGCGTAGTGCAACGTCGACCGCCATTATGGAAGCTACCGCCGCGTCGATTCTTCTTTTGCTTTGCCGGCTCTCTTTTGTGACCCTGACCCCGTACCTATCGGACCGGGTATGACAGTTGGCGACGTGCCGAGACAGCGCTGGGTCGTGGTCATGTGAAAGCGTCCGAGTCAACACCAGTTCCGTAAATTGTGAGCACGCCGGAACCATCCGTTTAGGTGACTGCGGGTATTCGATGAGTTGCGCCCCGGTCAACGATTCGATTTGCAACATGGCGTGCTGCATAGCGAACGGATCATAAACCACGGCCCGGGGCGACCATTCTTCGATCAGTTCCACCAGTTGGTGCGACACTTCGTCGAGGGGTACGCGCCACGCATCGTCGGCCGCTATCGGCTTTTCCCATATGCGGAGAACGCGAAGCCGCTTGTCGGGTGTCGCCGCCACAATCACCGTCGAGTCGTTCGCAAAACTGGCGTCCACCGCGAAAACCACGTCCTCGTCGCCCGGCTCGATGGTTGCTTCCGGGCAAGCGTTGAACTGTTCGGCAGATAACCACTGTTCGCGGTCTTTTGTCCACTGACCCAAATGCAACCGCCTGAACTCGCCTTCCGGTAATTGTAGAACCTGCGACTGTAAATAGGAATCATCCAACCAATCCCCAAACGCCGGATGATACCGCCACGCCGCTACATCGTCGTGCGCCATTTGTTCCGGTGGCGGATTCCAATACGACCACCACGTAGGATCGATTATTTCGCCAGCTTGAACCCGTTTGTCATATTCGACCAAATTCCACAAATACGAATCGTCACCGCTCCCCGGTGTCGTGATGTGGACAAGCATTGACTGTTTGCGGGCACCGCTACCGGATAACAGCGCTTCGGTGAGTTCGCCGTCCTTATGCGCCCACGTTTCATCGACGATGCAAAAGGTGGGGTTTAGGCCGTGAGCCAGTCGTCCGTCACTGGACAGCACCCTGAGAACGCCACCCGACAGCGGACAATACAGCGAGTCTTTATACACTTCGACCGCTGACGCCAGATCCGGTTCCAGTTCGATCATGGCTTTGATGTTGTCGAGGACGATTCGGGCTTGATCTTTAGAAGCTGCCACACAGTAAACTTCGGGCGCCCATTCGCCGGAAGCGATAAGAGACCAGATCGCTATTGCTGAGAGAAGCTCTGATTTGCCGGATTTCCTAGGCAGCATGACTAGGCAGTGTTTGTGCGCCCATAGTCCGTCGTCGGTTGTCTCAAATAGGCCGTTAATGATTTCTTGTTGAAATGGTCGTAGTTCGATGTATTGCCCGGCAAGGTCCCCGCGGTGATGTTTGCAGAAGGTTTCCACGAATTCGGCTACGTCGCCGCCCAACGTCGTTTTTGTGGTCATTTCAGCCACCTGTCCAGCTTGCTGGTGATTTCTTTAGTGGTAGCCACCGTGAGCCCCAGCTTTCCACGGCTGACCGGGTTTAGCCCCATATCGCTAAAGAAGCCTCGTTGAACGTCGAGAATCTTTCGAGCCTCTAAAGAGTATTTAAGGAACGTGTCGTCGTCTTCGGCTAGTTCCATTCTGCGTTTAACGTCTGCATATTGGTCATGCAACCGGCATAACTGGGCGAGAGCGGGTAAATCGGATTCTGATACCCATAAGGCAGCGGCCCGAGTGACAGTTACCCAAAGCTCGGCGCCAGCGTCGCGAAGGTTCGCCGGAATAGGCGGCGGTCCGTCCACTGGTTCGGCCACCTCATGAATCGTTCCGGGGTCACGTTTTCCCGGTTTCCCTAGTTTTTGTTGTAATTCGACTGGCTTTTTGGTTTTTGTCATTGTTTTTGAGAATCATGACTTTTTTGCGAAAATAAACCGTTTTTTGGAAATTTTATATCGCGGCGAGGTGCTAAAGCACTGGACCGGGGTGTACGGGGGGGTCGTTCACTCAAAAAAACCGTGATTCCGTTTGTGTGGCGTTCTGAGCGGTTTTCTGGTGTGGTCATGGGGTATTACCCGTGGGCCGATTTGAGGGGTGGCGTAGCCGGTCTAGGGCTTCTTGTATGTCTTTTGTTCCTTTTGATGAGTTACACGAGCGACACAACACCAGATACCCCCCGGCCCCTTTTCCGGCGACTACGTGATCAAGTGTTAGGTCGAACCGTGAGCCACAGAACGAGCACCACGGCTGGGCTTTACGTGCCGCCCTGCTGAGGCGTTTCCATGCGGCGTTGTTGTAGCGAACATGAGCTGGTTTTGAGGGGGTGGCGTGCCGGGGGCACTCCCCCCCACCCTTTTTTATGATCTCGGGGCATCCCGCGGCGCTGCACATTCTCGCGATCATGTGAAACAGTGTCCCGAATCGCAACCGCTTTCTTCGATGCTCTCGAATCCCGGTAGCTGTGTTTGTGCTTCGCTTATCGCTTCGTCGAGCGGTTTGTTAAATCGAGTGAGCCACACGTTAGGACTTTCTGGCCCGTTCCATCGTTCGCCAGCCGCTTCTGCCTCTTGCTTTCTTACCGCTAGTGAGGCGTCGCGGATTTCGTTAATTTTGCGTTCTAACTCAACTGATTTCCAAAACAGTTCCGGTTCGTCGCGTCGCATTTCTGCCCACGTGGAAGGCCGGTGAAACGGGCAGAAGTAGCATGATGATTTGCCGGGTGCCGGTAGGTCGTGTTGTGCTGGCACGTTGTAACAATCGCTCCGGGCCATACCCAACGTGATCAACGGGTAAATTCTCCTCTCGAACGGGGCGTCGTCGGCTCTGCCTATCCGCTGAAATTCGTCCGTGCTTATGCCTATTGCGACGGTTGCCACGTTGTCTTTACTGGCGCCGTTCGCTTTCAGCCATTTGTGGATCACTTTGATTTTGTAATCGACGGTACAGCTACGGCGACCGGGTGCACCGTTAGACATGCGTACCGGGATAGGAACCGAGCGGTTTTCAGGGCGCGACAAGTGCTGCAATAGTGTTTCTTTGCGTCCGTCCCTGCGTACCTTTTCCAGTATCTCTACCGGGAAGTCGTGTTGAGCCGCCCACGGTTGGATCACGTTTCGCACGTAATCGAGGGTCGCCGGGTGTTCCGAGTCGTCGCCCACGTTGCTGAACAGCGCGGCGTCTATCGGTCCTCCGCAAGCTGTCTCGAATTCGGGGTTACGAGTTGCGGCCATTATGACCATCGCTGTTGATTGCACGCCGCCGCCGTAGCTAATGATTCTCATGGCCGACACGTCCACGGCTGCCAGCCATATAGCTGATAGATGTGCCAAGCCATGTCCACATTTGTCTGCGGATCCAGCACCCGGTCCCAGCGATCCCCGAACACTCGTCTGCCCCACGCTCCGTCGTTGATCTGCATCAGCCCCCAGTCTCGTGTGCCGTTCCGGTTTGGTTTGGATATTGCGCCGGCTTTTAGCTCGCTTTCACATTTCGCCACCTGTATCGCTTCTTGACACGGCCACGGTTTCGAGCAGATGATTTCCCGAATATCAAACTCCACAGTGGAAATCGGGGCCGTGGTCGTTGTAACCGGGGGGTGGTAATCCACGGTTCTAGGGATTCGCCGGGGGCGGCGGGTTGTTGGCGTCGAGGTCGTGGTGGGGAAGTGAGGAACCTTCCTCATTGTTTCCGTCGTCGCCGTGGGATAGAGCGGCTCGCGCTTTAGCGACACCACCGGTGTTTCGTTCGATCTGTTCTCGGGTGTGGCGACTGTCGTGCTGGGCGCTGTTGTTATCCACACCACTAGCAACGTGATTGTTAGCAGAATCTTCTTTCGTTGTTTTGAGTTCATTTGAGTTATTCCCTATATGTCGCGCCGTGGAACGCGGTTCTGCGCGCTGTATGACGCGGTCTATATCAGCTTGCGCGCCACTTGGCGCGGTTATATCCACAGGCACAAATCGGTATCTTGATGTTTTCCCCATGCCTCCGCCTAGCTCCAATTCGATGAGCCAGCCGTCGGCCACGAGTTCTTTTAGGCGTTTCCTTACGTTGCCCGGATGCATACGACACTTAGCGGCAAGTTTCTCCGACCCCATGAATATCTCGTTGTTGTGTACGTCGTTGGCGATGTCTGCCACCGCGAGGAGGACTAACAGTTTTGCGCCTCCGAAATCGGCGTATTTCCAAACGTGGCCTACCGCTTGCGCGCTCATGTAAGAAGCTCCAACGCTCGTTTAGCTTGTTGCGGCACAACACCGTTCCCGAGCAGTCTGAGAGCTTGAGTTTTGCTGGGGGCGATATCGCAAACCCAGCCCTTTTCTAGCCCCATCATCCACTCGACCCATTCAGCAGTTATCCGGCTGCCCTTGACGGGAACAGGCGCACGTCTGCCGGTGGTTTCTTGCCACCCGGTGACGGCTTTCCTGTATCTTTCAAATTCTGAAGGAAGGCTAGGTCGTTTAAAGTTAGTCCGAGCTTTCCGGTCGAGCCGGGTTTGCGGCCGTCCCCTGTCGCCATCCCCGAGGTCAAACTTCTCCCCTGTTCCACCGTCGGCGTCGGCAACAATGAAAAGTCGTTTTCGCTGGTGTGGGGCTCCGACGTCGGACGCTCGTATAACTGTCCATTGTGCGTCATACCCGAGGGCGGCAAGATCTCCAACGACGGCGGCGGCTCCCATTGAAAGGTGTCCTGCGACATTCTCCAACACAACGAATCGGGGTCGTAGAACGCTAATGGTGTGTCGGATATAGGGCCAAAGGTGTCTTTCATCTTTTTCTCCTAATCGGTTGCCTGCGGTGCTAAACGGCTGACAGGGATAACCAGCGGTCACAACGTCGGCGTGAATCATTGTTAAATCGAGTGTCGTTAAATCCCCTATCGGTTGGGCATCAGGGAAACGGGCTGTCATAACGTCACAGGCGGTTTTGTCAATGTCGGACCAGTACGCGGTTTTCGCTGCGAAGTGCTGTTCTACGGCGATATCCAAACCGCCGTAACCGCTGCATAAGCTAAGTATTTTCATTTGTCCATCCACTTCGTAGGACACAAGTCGGGCAGCAGTTGGTGGCATTCACAGCGTTTCGCGTCGTCCTCAGCAAACGCCTTCTGTCGTTCTTCTTTGGTAATGGCCTGTTCGCCCGGGGACAGTTCGAGTTCGTTAGACGACATCGGGTTTACCCCAGCAGCTTTGCGGATGTTGTAAACGGTCTATGGCCCATTCCAAATCGTCGGGGCGTATCACTCTGGCTTCGTAACCGGATTCTGATAGCACCGTCAGCCACGTTTCCTGATCTTTGGTTACCCGCCCTTTCGCTGTTTTTAGCTCCCATATCACCACTTCTTTTCTTTCGGGGTGCCCTAACACTAGATCGGGCCAGCCGGGGTGAGCGCGACGGCTGTCCGCGTTGTGTTGGACAATCCAACCGAACAAAGCGGCGGCGTGGAGAATGGTTCGCTGTAGTTCCCGTTCGGTCATAGCGTTATCGTCCATCGCTTTTTAGGTTCGGGCGGTCGCCGCTCGTTCCCGAATAAATCGGTTTGGTAACGGTTTTTCCAATATGCCTGCGCCGGTAACACGGCATCTAGTTTCCAGTTAGAGGCTTTCAGCGACGCTCCGCTTTCTGATTCGAGCGTGTACGTGATAACTGCCCTAAAGCCAAGCGCCCTACACGCCCTGACAGCGGCCCCGTACAGCATGGAACACCCGTTAGTTATGCCGTCGGTGCAACATCGGGTTATTTCTGCTGTTAATCCGTCGTCAAGTTTTCGGGCTACAGGACGGCCCACGATAGCGACGCCCCGAGTTTGGCCGTTCTCGACTAGCTGACAGGCGAACATGCCGCCTTGTGGCGGCAGGTTGTGACGGTGATGTGAGCCGACAAAAGTACGAGCCGCTTTAAGGGTGATCGGCCTAATTTCTGCGCTCATGGCTCGATCTGCCAGTCGTACGGCTTGATTGGGGTGCCGTGATGGGTGCGGTCCAATACGAGTTGCCAAGCGGCGTTATATGCCCTGTCCCGGCGATCCATGATTTCCCCGGCGCACATTAAACCGAAAATCAAAACAAGCTCAAAAGGTATCACTGTCCCACCCCTGCGATACGTTGCGCGTGGAGGCTGAGCGCTTCGTTGTAACCCTGTCTGGTCAACACATGAAGCCGCCCAGTGTTCCCCTCGGTTGTTGGTGCCTCAATCGGCAGGTGGGTGTGTTCGTCGTAAACGAAATCCACCAGACCGCGGTCCCGTAGTTCTTTTAATCGAGTGTTCGCTTTCTCGGGTGTTAAATGGCCCTTCCCAGAATCCAAAGAATGATCGGATACGTTCCGAGCCGTTAAACCTTCCGGATAGACGCTCATAAGGGTGTCGGCGATGAAGGCGTGCCAGCTTCCCGATTTGACGTTACGGGCCGCTCTCAGACTGTTGTCCGGGCCGTCCTTCCGGTAGGCGCCCCCCGTTTCTTCTGGGTCAATACCGCCCCACAGTGTCGGCTGGCTCATCGGTTCGTCCCGTAGTTTGTGTTTTCGCTGTCATCCCCCGTTGGTATAAGAAACATTCTCGTGAGCATTTCCTTTAAGGCATAGCTTGTCGCCTTCCCTAAACCCTTGTCTCCGTTGTCGAGGGCCTGAGCGACCATTTCCGTTTCGATATATTCCCCGGAAACGTGCATGATGCGAAACCGGTAGCGCGCATATTCTTTGCGCCACTTATCGTTCCACGCATCCGATTTTGTTTCGGTCATAGCCGGAATAAGGACAAGCCCGTTCCGGTTCATAGGACCAGAGCAGGCGTTTACTACGTCGTCGATTGTTCTAAAGGCATAGCCGCCCATTTGTTGAGCGGCTTTTCCTGATTTCGCCACTGGTTTAATTTCGAGCGCCGCGGCGTTTAACGCTTTTAAGATTTCGCCGGTCGTTTCAGATACGGCGATCCATTCATTTGTACAAGGCATGCCACACACAAGACCAGATTTATTTGTCGGCGTCAAGGATCTGTTTCACCCGGGCAAAACTGAGCCCCGATAGTTTCCCTATTGCTCGCAACGATTTTCCCTCGTCACGCCAGCTTTGTAGGCAAGCGGTCCGGGCGGCTAGAAGCTCTGCCCGTTCCGTTTCCACAGCGGCTAAACGCCCTGCGATGTATTCGTAGGGCGTCACCTCTCTATTTACAAATCGCATCACACCGCCGCCTAGATTGGCTCGTAGCGGTAGAACGTGACGCCCCCTATACACGGATCCTGCCCTTCATCGAATCGTTTCTGGTCTTCCTCACTCAAATATGAAGGGAAGTCGTGCATTAAACATACGGGTTCCGAACAGTAACCGGCAGCGATGCCTTCGGTCAGCCACTCGTCAAACGTCACGGCCATCAGTCACACTCCAGCGCCCGTTGTGACGCCTCGAAAACGCCCCATTGTTCTTCGGACCAGTTTCGCACGCTTTCATCGTTCAATGATTCCAGCAGCGCTACACACGCTTCGTCGGTGACGGGGGCGGTTGGTTCTGGTTGTCCGTCGGGCCAGAACGCCCACACGCCGATACCAGCGGCAATAATCGCACCGACAACAGCCTTAACATTTTTGAGGATATGTTCGATGGAGTCGCGCCAGACATCGGAACGCTCAGCGATGTCCTCTATGGTCACTTGTCGAAAAGGTCAGCGGTTCCGCTGCCGAGCTTTGACGCTATAGCGGACTTAACAACGGACAAGGCTGCGCCGATACCGGCTGCGAGCGCCATTTCGTTCGTTTCTATGTTGACGTCCATGAGTTGATCGGCGCCCATGATCCCCAAATAGGCTTGGACGCCGGTTAATACGGCTCGTTCGACGAGGTTTTTATAAAACTTCATTGGGCCACTCCCTCAAAATAGGCCGCTTCTGTTTCAACACTAATGCCCGGTGGGTGATAGGCCCCACCACACCGTCGGCTGCGAGTTTGTTTTTTCCCTGAAAGCGTTTTACGTGAAGCTCGGTGATCGGTCCGAAATGGCCGTCGGCGGTGATTCCCAAAACTTTTTGTATCGACGCAACATCGGGGCCGATATCGCCACGCCGTAGGACACGGGTTTTCGGTGCCGGTAGCGGCTCGGCTTGCTCCGGTAAATCAAATTCGCCGGTAGTGGCTGCTTCTGCGATGAGGCGACGCCACGGTATGCGCGCTGATGGGTCTACTTTCCGTTTTGTCCATTCACGATGACCCAACACCCGGGTGAGGGGATTCCAGTCGTGCAAAATGCACAACACAGCGGACGCCCGAACGGTTGCGTCTATCAGTTCGTCGCTCCAACGCTCCCCGATACCGTCATTTTCGCACTCAAAACCCACGAAATGCTTGTTGCCTGAACGATAGGCACCCGGTTTCGGTGCGTCATATAAGCCTTGCCCGTAGTCGGGGGGTTCCACGTCAGCTAATAGCTGTTCGATTCGGTTCGCCATGCCACGCCCGGCATGGTTACACCGCCCGGCGGCGTTCAAAACGATGAGCCCGTCACGGCCCACAGTGAATTGCGACAACGGGCCTTTCAGGTCGCGTCTGCCTTCCAAAATAAGTCGCTTACATGGCATATTCCCCGATTGTGCATTACTGGCGGTGTGATGCAACATGATGCCGGCCGGCTCGAACGAATACGAGCTAGCGGCCCGGACTTGCCAGCCGTCGATGGTTTCGACGTTCAGCCCTGCGGCTTTCAGAGATACTGCCCACTGTTTGCGCATATCACACCTAAATGTTCATCCCACCAGAGCAGCTATTTCGTCAGCCGAAAACCCAAAGTCAGCAAGTTTCGCTTCACCAGACGCTTTGTCTGCTGCATGTTTAGTCGCTGCGGCTTCCTCTGCGGCTATCTCAGTTTGGCGTGCCGCTGCATCAGCTTCCATTTGCGTGATTTCTTCAGCCGTCATCTCCACATATTCTTCGGTTCCTGCGGTGACATCTACGACAAGTTTTTTTGGCATGGTTCCTCCTATGCCGTGATTCCGTACAGGGACATCATCGCTCCCGGTACATAATTATATGACTGACTGTTGATAGTGACTTCGCTGATTGCGTCGTTCCCCGAATCGTTGACGCACATACGCCAAGCCTGCCAAGTGTTGTTGTTGTTTTGAGCGTCTTGACCAGTAATGCCATTCATCCACAGCACGTTCTTAGCAACCGTCGTTGACGAGTAGTCATAAATATAGGCGTACTGCGGACCGACCCCTGTATAACTCGTCGTGTTGTTTGGCATGTAGCTCGGGATGTCGTTCCTGCTCGGATATTGGTAGGAGTAGACGACGCTGCCCCAGCTCTGAGCAATTAGACCCCCAGCCATATCCATCGAGTTACCACCCGAATCCTTGAAATAGATGAGCAAACCGCTTTGACCGCCGGAGCTTGTGCCGTCGTCTTTCAACATCCCGAACAACGCCAAGTCCTTATAGCTTTGACTGATCGAAGTGAAACTGATTGACGACGTTGACGAACCAGACACTGTGGTCGTGGCGAGATGATTCCATGTAGGCATTACGCTACCCCTGCCAAAATGTAGGAAGTGTTGACAGCCCAGCCAAAACCTGTCTCATAAGTTTTGAGGTCAATTCGTGTGATCGCTGACGTATCGTTCCAACCCCAAACACCTGACTGCACACCAACACCGCTGTTCGAGCCACTGGATCCGGGCCAGTCATAAGCTCCAGCGAGCATGTTCCAGCCCAGCATCGCTTTAGTGAGCGTCGTTCCGGCATAGTTCGGAATGTAGAAACGATTGTAGGCCATCAACTGAGTCGATTGGCCTGACCATCTTGTCGGCAGATACCAGTAGCCCATTTGGTTTTGAGCGCCGGAGGGACCGTAGCCTTGCGTGGCAACCCCACTGATTGTTGTGGATGCGTCAGCCTGATAATTCACAGACCGCATATAAGTATTGGCCGTGGTGCTGTTGTTGAAATACATCGTAAAGAAGTCGTGATACGAACTGCTGTCACGGGTCGAAGCTCCGTTGATTACCAATTCCAAATGCTGGTAAGTGCCCGGAATAGAGTCAAGGGTGATGAGCGTTGGTGCCGAACCATCAACAGAACCCTCAGCAATAATTTCGTAATCTGGCATTATGGTGCCGTCCCTATTCCGTAAAGACTGACCTGAGTATTGGGCTGAATTTCGTACAGCGACCCAGATCCGTTTTGATAGACGACGATCGAGGTGACCGCTGTCGTGCCGGTCCATGACTGACCCGACCACTGGAACCACTGATTGTTTTGAGGGGTGCCGATGTTGTTGACACCGCTGGCGTAGCAATAGACACCAGTTCCTGAAGTTGCCCCTACTGCCGTGTAGTTCGGAATATGAAACTCAGCCGCCTGTCGTTCGTTCAGGCTGCCCCGACTGCTTGATCCCCACGGCCAGTTTCCGCGAGGCATCTGGTTCGAGTTGTAAGAGTAGTGAGTCGCTTCATAGGTTCCGCTGGAACTGCTATTACCTGCGGCTCCGTAGTAGTAGAGGCGGTAGTTGGTGTTCGTCGAGTCGCCGTTGAGTTGAATCCAAGTCGAGTCTTCGACGAGGTTTAAGGAAGCCGCTCGAACCACCATCTTCAGATCGCGATAATCCTGAGGGATGCTCGTCAGTGTGATCGACTGAGTAGCTGAACTGACCGTCGTCGTACTAATCAACTCAATCCCCTCCTCGCCAGCACCAGCGCCAGCAGCACCCAAAAGCGCCGTCTTGAAGCTCCCGAGTGGCATCAGGCCATCGCCAACCCAGCAGGGAACCCATACCAGATCGTGCCGCCGTCAACAGTCGTAAACGCCAAAACATCCACACCAGATGTCGTGAGCGTGGGAGCGCTGCCGCCTGCCCAATCGACCGAACCGGGCCAGTTGACCGTTTGTGAACCGCCGTTAGTTAAAATCAGGGTAAAGCTGCACGATTTACCGCTAGCGGACGGATTGCTAAACGTAAACGTATTCGCGCTCGTGTCCACTGTTGCCGTTACCACGTTCCCGGCTGTTAGGTCGATGTCCTGTGTCCCCCCGCCGGTCGAGCCAATGGCGTTGACCGTTTCCGCATAGTCCTTCATTTCCGCGGTTTCGATGAGATTATCGTTCATCGTGATTTTGGAATCCGTGAATTCAAGCGCCTTATCCGAGGCGTCCCACAGCGCGAAATCGCCGGCGGTTCCCGAGTGGAAAGTTACGTCTACGCCGGAACCGTCGGCTCCTATCGCTACGGCGGCGTCAATGGCGAGCGCTACGGTCGGCGTCGGCCCTGTGCCGCTGGTCACATCTATGTTTGTTCCGGCGTTTACGGCGGTGATGTCGCCTATGCCGCCCCAGCTTGACCCGTCGTAGTATTCGATGGCGTTTGTGTCTTTCAGGTAGGAAACCATGCCCTCCGTAGGGCTGGACACGGCGCTGCTTCTGGCCGATGAGTCGTCAAATACCATCAAAACCTGATCGCCCACGTACGTGTTCATATCCGTAGACGTGAGTACCGCTCCGGTTGTCCATTGTTTGTAGCCTGCACCTGCCATATCAGAATCCTAAAGAGTTGTAGTCGAGCCGCCCTAAGGTGGCGTCGTCCAATATTAAATAGCTTGTCGTGTCTCTCGGCGTCATGCCTAGCGTAACGCGCCACGTTTCCCCGACAGTGTAAGCGTGCCCGATTTGCTGCAACGTGCCCACCGTAGATTGCTGCGCCACACCGGGCGGCGTAAATTCGACTGTTACCGCGTCCGCTAGTTCCAGTTGTGCAATCGTGTTCTGTGTGCCGCTGGCTTGAGTATCCAAAACAGCGGTGAGGCTGTTAATCCGTACTTCGGTAGACGCCGTTTGTACCATAAGAAAATCCAGAACATTTGTCACGGCCGCGTCATCGAGGACCAGCACTTCTCCGACCGGTAGCAGCCGTATCCCGTAAGAGTCTTGGCTGTCAGTGTCGTTCGCTGTTATAGCGGCAGCCCCCGTCCTGTTTGCGGTAAGGCGATTAAAAAGCTCCGCGCTGACCAAAGTTCGCCCTATTTGTTGATAGGGAACGTCGGAGCCGTCGTCGCTGAACGTGACCGCCGAACCGGAGGTCAGCGGCCCGTATCGGTTCTCGAACGTCATTACCCCCGAGCGGCTCACATACAGGTAGCCCTGTTCGCTGTTTGTTACTTTCTGCAAATATTGGACGGCGTTTATATCTGCCGACAGGGTTTCGGCGGCTACGGTCGAATCTCCGGCGTTGATGCTTGTCGCTCCCGCGTAGTCGATGTTTGCGTTGGCTAATACAGCGGACACCCGGGGGCCGCTGGTCTGCTGACTGAACGATGTGCCGCTCGTCAGGGACCGTAACCCGAGTTCGCTTGACTGGTCCTCAGCTATGACCGTGACCCACGCATCGCCGGAGGTGTCGTAGCCGAGGTTGATGTCCTCCACGAGCCCCGAGTAGATCAGGTGTCCGTTGCATTTTATTGACACGGTTCGGCCTGTCGTGATGCCCGGATAATACGCCGACGAGGTGTTTAACGGGTCTAAAGCGCCGTCGGTGTTGCGAAACAACAGCGATGCCTTGCCCGGGCTGAAGGGTTGCGTCCAATCATCGCGGCCCCGACGTGTCGTGAACGAAACACAGCGGTTTGTTAAATCGGCCATGACTTCGCTGCCGCCCAGAACATATGATGCGTCGTCCAGTTTGCCTTTCACGGCATCGTCGAGCGTGAAAGCGTTGTCGAACGCCGGACCAATAAACCCTATTTCTACGGTCGGCGTCGGTGTTGCCATCAGTAAAACCCGATATCAACGGGCGCTGGGCCACTGGAACGGTTGTAACGACGGAGCCCACCGATCAGCCCCTCAGGATCGACGTTGGGGGCGGTCACGTTGTAATTATTTATTACGGTGGGCGCTGTCGCTGCTTCGCGTAACGCTGTTGACGGGAGCATCGCTGACGGTGCCATCGGCGACGCTCCCCCAATAGTCGGGATATCGGGTATGAGGTCGTCTATCCCGAAACTCTTACCTCCGAAACCGGGCACCCAGCCCGGTATGTCGATGTTGAAACCAAAGTCGATACTGTTCCACGCCCGTATGATCTTGTTGAGCACACCCGTGAAGGCGTCCAGTAGTGAATCGAACGCTCCTTTAGCGAGCTTGCCTACCCGGTCGGGTATAGCGCGCACGAAATCTATGATGCCGTCGATGGCGAGCCCGATACCGGTTTTAACCGAATCAAGGCTAAAGAATGTGGTAAACGCCGTTTTTATGGCTTCCAACGGTGCGAGAATCGTTCGAGCCAGCCCCCAAACCATGTCTTTGATACCGGATAACGCCAGATCAAAATCGCCGCTAAATATGCCTTTCAGGAAATCGAGGACGCCTTGGAACGATTGGATTATCCCCCCGATCATTTCGATGATTCCCTTAATAATCGGGGTCACCACGGCTTTTACGTCCTCGAAAACCCTAGTGACCACGTATCTAAAGGTTTCGGATTCCTGCCAGAAATAGGCGATAGCCGCAACCGCGGCCCCAAATAATGCAATCAGTCCACCAACACTGAAAATGATGCCTCCGAGAGCGACCACAGCGGCCCCTATCGCTCCCACAAGCACCACGCCTATGGCGGCAGCCAAACCAATAATGAACGGCTTAGGGTTCGTCCTGATGAAATCAACGATTTTGCGAATTATCGGCTCCACTGCTTCTCGTACTTTGTCGAACGCCGCTTTGAGTTTCGGCATCCACTGTTCACCGAGTTCTTTTGCGCGGTCCCGAATAGTCGCCATTTGAGGCGCGAAACGCTCGGCCACCTCGATCAGTTTTGTGATGCCCTCAGCTAGTTTTCCCGCGATAGGCAGCAACGCGGTGCCGATAGTGATGCCTACGTCCTTTAGCCGGGCTTTTAGAATGCGTTGCTGGTTAGCCAGCCCACCGGACGTTTTCTCAAAATCCCCGAGGGCACCCTGCGCGCCTAGTTGCTCCATAATCAGAGCGTTTCGGGCCATGATTTTAGAACCTTCGGAAATTTCGCCGTTGACGTCCGCTAATCCCATTTCGAGCGCTTTTGCGTCCACGGCGGCGGCGTTAAACAGAATTCCCAACTGCTTTAATGGTTCGGTTTCCCCGGATAGCCCGGCTCGTAGCTTTGCCAGAGCTTCCTCGGGTCTGAGGTTGTTGAAGCTCGCTATATCGGCTGAGGTGCGTACCAGATCAGCGGAGAACGTCGCCAACTCGTCGCCGGACAGACCGGCGGCGGTACCGAAAACACCGAAACTCGACGCGGCTTCCATAAATTCGCCCCGGGAAAGACCAACAGCGGTCGCGGCTTCTTTCGACGACGCAATAATCGAGTCAGCACCGTCCCGAAATATGGCCTTCGTTTTCGACATCGACTCATCAAAGTCGCTCGCAAGGTCAACGGCTTTCGCTCCGAGTCCCACGGCGGCGACCGTTATACCGGCGGTCATTTTGCCGAACGCTGCCCCAACTTTTTTGGCTGCGTTAGCTGACGATTTCGAGAACTTGTCGAGCGATTTGGTGGCGTTCTTGGTGGCTTTGCGTAAACCGGAGGCGTCGCCGCCGATCAGCATACTGATTGTTGCTGTTTTACCGGCCACGCTGCGAAACCTCTATTGCGTCGTCCAAAATTTCTTCTAGCTCGTCGTTATAGTAGTTCACGACTTGCCGAAACTTGATGTCAGCGGATTGGTATATAAACGGATTGGGCTGTATGTCCATGCGGCGGCCCAGCCGGTCACGTTGTCCCCCTATGTCGCCGAAATGGATACGCCCGGCATAAGGTATTTTCTTTTTCCCTACCCTGATTATGCCGCCCTTAGCGGTGCCGCTGGTCCTGATTGACTTTTTTAGGGCGCCCGTCGTGTAGGTGCGGTAACTGCGGCTTTTGCGTTGAGTACGGCCAACCGGCACTCTTTTTCGGGCTTCGTCGGCCACAATGTCGGCGGCGCCCTTGTGGATTTCCTTAAACCGTTTCTTGAAATCTTCGTCAAGTCTGCCCATGAGGCGTTGAGCTTGCCGTAGCCCTTTAATTTGGACTTGCGCGCCGAAATGTCCACGCTGGCCCCGGACTTGTTGAAAATTAACGGTATTTCGTTTTGCCACGCCTTGCCGCCCTCGCTGCTTTTTCTTCGGCTTTCACTTTCTCATTCCATGCGGTTAATAGCCCCATCAGAGTTAAAGAATCGGCGTTTAACAAAACATCCAATGGTTGTCCGGTGTTGAGAGCTAACACCCCTAACTGGTAGGCGTAGCTTCTTCGGCTAAAGGGGCTTCGTCGGCCTCGAATTCCACCGTATAACCGGCGTCGAGCCACTGTTGGAAGCTCAAACCGTCGTGCTGGGATACACGGCGAGCCGCCTCGTACCCGAGCCAGTAAATATGGGTTAAACGCGGGTTTTCGCCCATTTCCAATATCGAAACATCGAAATGTGCTTCAAACGCTACGAATAGCGCCCCGGTGCCGTCATATTTTCGGACAACGCCCTGATTGTCTGTTACTTGGATTTGTGCCCTCAGCATCATTTTCTCCTGTTGTTAGCTTGTGGCTTCTACTACTGCGCCGGTTATGGGCCACGACACCGAAGCTGTAGCAAGTTCGCCCACAGTTCCGTTGATCGACGGCCACTCGGTTACGAGAGCGCTGAACGTCCACTGGGGGTTCGTTGCCGCTGCTGCACTCGCAATATTTTTAACAACCAGCGTGGTGACGGTTCCCAGTAGCGACCGGATTGTGGCCTGCACATCGGACGCCGCTAGATCCTGATTAAATTCAAGGTCGATGGTTCCCGATTTGAGCCCCCCAATCATTGTCCGATTGTCGTCGCCCATAGCGGTTGTTTCGAGTTGGTCTGCTTCCTCGGTGAAAGTCACCGACGTGACATGATCGCTCAAGTCGACGGAATTCACTGTGACTGAAGCATTATTTAACATGAAAGCGGCCATCATTCACCATCCTTCTTGGTTGTGGCCCGGCTAGCGGCCAAGTGACCGCCCTCTACTAAAGCGTCAATGTTGACACCCAGCTTTTCGAGGTCTTTTTCTGTGACTGTTTCGCCTATCTTGCCAAACGTCACTCTTTCAGACTTTATTTTGTAGTCGCTCATACGGCGTACACCTCTAAATCTAATCTCATACCCATGAATTCTCCTTCTCCTACAACTATTTGCCCGTAGTCCGCTACCCGGATGATACGAGCATCGGAAGCTGTGCCCCCCAGCGTAGTGTCTCCAGCGATCGCGTTATAGACACTCGTGGCACCTGACACGTAGCCGTCGAGAGTGTCCTGCGCTGTTTCCGCATAGAAGCGTTGCGCCAAAACCAGAATCTCAAAATTGAAACGCTGCAGCTGGCTCGCGTTCGTGGACGCTCCCATAGAAACGTTGTATTCGACCGGTGGGGCGCCCGGAACGACTACCGCCGCCGGGGGGACAAGCCGATCAGGGACCGTATCGAAGACCACGATGAGCCCCGACAAGGTTTCCAGTCGGGTTTGTATGCCGTCCTTGATAGCGGCGTAATCTGCCATTAGGCGACACCAATACGCCTATAACCGGCGAGGAGCCGTTGTATGTCGGGGTCTATCCTTGATACCCGGATCGGTCCAAAATCGTTTACCACGCCAGCCATGACGCCTAACGGGCTGCTGCGACGTTGAAACAAGCGAGCCGACAAAATCAAAGCCGCCTGCTGTACGGCTGCCGGCGCTGCACTCTTGTAGCCCCATTTCGCCGTCACCTCGACCGTGGGGCGGTCGCTTGTGTAACGGGGAAATGGGCTAGAAACCGAACGAACGCAATTAAAGGGGGCGCTGTTACCGACAACTATGAAATCGTCGGTGATTGTCAGGGTCGTCCCGTATGTGCCGTCGTTGCTGTCGTCCTGTTTCACTACAAGAGAATCTGTCGTATAAAAATCGTCCGTATACACAAGCACGTTTGTAGACGGCTGGTAAACACGCGCTGATGCGCTCCCAGACGCCACAAACGTACGTCCACAGAAATTGTTAATCTCGTCCTCGGCGGCGTCGATCGCGTCCTCGATGTAGTCATCCTCCGACGTTGTGCCGGACGGGATACCCAAAGAGGCCTTAACAAGCGCTGTGGACGTGTAATTCGGCATTATTTCTTAGCTGCTGGCTTCTTCGCCGGAGCTTTCTTTTTTGCTGGGGCTTTCTCAGCGACCGCTTCGGGTTTTTGTACCCGGCTCGGTGCCTGTTTTTCCCACAAATCGTCGTGTGTGCTCATTGGTT